GCTTTTGTTCTTCAGCTTTACCTTTACGACCTGCTCCTTCTCTTTTTCCTCCGTTGTTTGCTCGTTTATCCATAATTGAAATAGATTGATTATTCAATCTTATATTATATAATAGAAATTACTCGTATTCATTTGGTAGCATTAGCCTGATACCTAAGTCAGTTATAGCCCATACTCTTATTTGTTCTGTATATACTTCAAAGGCTTTAGTATTTAAAGCTGTTGTACTTCCTATTTTATTTAGTGCTATTTGGTTATCGTTAATACTTATCATTTCATATTCAGATAAGAACTTAGCTCTTAGTACATCGTGCATTTCATCAGGAAAATATCCTAGTTCTTCTGCTAGTCCTTGAACTATACATTTCCAATAGTAACTGTTTTGCATATTGCTACGAGTGTTTCTTTGTTTCTTTACGCTAACTATGTAATCGTTTTCTAACTCTTTTAGGTAACTGAAAAGACTTTGCTTATCTCTACTGTCCTTTATTACAAACTTCATTAGTCAAAGGATTCATTGATTCCTCTTTCGCCTACTAGCTTTTCTTTTGCTCCTGCCCATAAGTTATCTCTACGCTTACTTAGACTAGGTTCTGTTCTTTGAAGTGTAGGTATTCCTTCTGTTGGTTCACTATCCATATAAAGACCACAATCACATTCAGCTTCCTTTGCTACCCATTTCTTATCTCTGTAAACTATTGTAGCCTTAGATAGTTCTTTAGTCTTTCCACATTCGCAAGTGTATAGTGTCATCTCTTTAGCTTATCAAGTTCAAACTCTAAATGATTAATTGCTTTCTGTATGCACTCAATCGGACTTGCGTGTTTCTTTTCTGCTCTTAGTAGATAAGTAACTGCTGTACCTAGATTGTAAGATAAGTCAAAGTCTTCAATGACTTTACGAGCTTCTATCTTGTATCGTCTTCCTATGTAGTAACTTGGTATTCTATTGTCTTTCATTTATTCTATCGTTTTCAAGTCCTCCTGTTCTTGTTTCTACTTTATCTCTTTGTCCCTTTATGTTATCAGTTTCTAACTTTTCCATATTCCAAAATAACTTATTATTTGTTCTGTTCTTTATTCTTGTTTCTATTATAGTCATAAGAATAACTATAAAGAAAAAGATTGCTGTAAAGATGCCTAGTAATGTAAATATAATCATTTTGATAAAAGTTTTAAAAGTTGGCTGCTAGTATAAATTCTATCTTCTCCATCATAGTTTTCATATATGCAAGTAAAGTTGTCATCTTTCCAAGTCCACAAAGCTCTGACATTCTTTTTGATATTGTCTTTCAATATCCATTTAATTGTTTTGTATGTTCTTTCTAGTTCGGCCATATTACTATTATATTCATTATTACTTTTTTAGTTTGTATTGGGGAGGTAACCACACCCCCCCTTTACTACTCAGGTCTGAAAAATTAAAAGCTTTTTAGGTCTTACCCTTTATTGATTAATTATTTCCTGAGTATTCTTTATATATCTTTTTTATTCCATCAAAACAAGCTGCTATACAACTTCCACAATTAGTTCCTGTTGAGTAGTTCGTATTGTATAACGTATTGTAAATCTCTATCATTTTCTTCTTTGCTCTTTGATCTTTAGCTCTACCTGTTTTTAAGTCAGGCCATAGAGCTATAATCTCTGCTATTATTTCTTCAGGTATATCTGTTCTTACTTCTACTTCTGTTGTCTTTTGCCAAAAACCCTTTGGACAAGATTGACTACTAATTGAGGACTTCACTTTCATAAAACACAAACAAATTCCGCAATTTCCTAATAGACTTGAATAGTGTGTACAACCTTTACAGATAGCCATTCTATCTTCATATATATCTTTAGGTACAAAGAACTTATTCACTTAGTATATATTTTAATTCTGTTCTTACTTTGTCTATTGTCGTAAACAAACTGTTTCTACTTATTCCTGTCTTTGCTGCCAGGCTGTCTAATGTATTGCCCTCGTAGTAATAAAGCTCAAATACTTTCTTATCATACCAAGTAAAGCCATCTAAAGCACTATCTATTTTTTCTAGGCTAGTCCATTGGTAGCTACTAGTTATTTCGTTAGGCAAGTTGTAAAGGTGTTTAGATGGTATTGTTTCTCCTGATTCCATTTCATCATAAGTAACTGCACTTGTTAAACTATCAATATGAGTGTAATATTTTTTATACTTATAATAGTAATTACTTCTAGGACTTGTTAATGCTCGTCTTAATGCTACTGCTCCATATCTTGTTATTCCTTGTATTCCATCTTTATCATAAATTTTCTTAATAACATCAGGATTAGCTTGAAGGAAATAAATCATAAGTTCCTGGACTGCTTCATTTACTTCATTTTCATCAGGGTTAAGTCCGTAAGCCATAGTCCTAAACTTATCTGATAGTTTTGATATTTCTAAATAAATTTCAGTCATTAATTGGTTCTATCTTGTCAATCTTATTTACTGTTTCCTGTGTTAGCTCATCTAAACAAATTCTGTATGCTCTGACTACTGCTGCATTACTTCTAGTTTCTACTCCTGCAAAGAATCCATTAGTAGCTACTGCTAAGTTAATTGGTATTATTAGCAACCAATCCCAAAAGTTTTCTTCCCTTTGTCCTGCTCCGTAGTTGTTATGATATTCTAAAATAATTTCAACCACTTCCAAATAATTATTGTATCTACTTTTTGTACTTACTTCTTTTGCGAACTCTTTACACATTGTAATATAAGTTTCTATTATTACTTGGTGTTCATTATTTGCGTAGATGGGTTCTGTCATACGCCAAAGATAATAAAAATGTTACTGTATTCCTTTTTCCTCTTTTAAGTTTTCAACAAGCTTTTTGTAATAACTTATTTGTTCTTCATATTCTACCCTAGATACTTTATGAATAGTCCTAGCTAAATACTCTAGTTCTTCTGCTGTACCTTCTCCATACTTAGCATCTAAATTAATTCCGAACTTAAACTGTTCTCCTTGACTGAACATATTACACTTGATACATTGAACCTGACAATTTTCTTCATCAAATCTTGTTGCCATATGCTTACGACTTTGAAAGTGTCCGTTCTGCATTCCATCTTTGTACCCCCTAACTATTCCACAAGTGAAGCATTGTACCATTCCATACTCGTTAGCCTCTCTAAGTCTGATGTAAAGACTGAACCACTTATCTAGTTCCTTTTTTAGTTTACTAATTGTTTTCTTCATAGCCTAAGTCTTTTCTCCATTTGTCTTGCAATATGCCCTTCCTTAGATTATACTTCTCCCCTCTGTATTTAGGTTCTTCCTCCTGGAGCTTTGCCCTAGCTCTTTTAATGCTTGGAGCTGAAGTCAATTTATTAGCTGCATATAATGCTAAGAAATCTTGTGCTGTAATATCTGCACCACCTAATTCTTCTGACCATATGTTAGCAGACAATCTGTTATCATCATCTTTCAAACTAGGATACTTATCTAACCAATACTTAACTTTATCTTTTGTTTTCATTCTTTTCTGTTTTAGGCTTTCTAATTGATACCCACTTTTGTGGTCGGTATGCACCAGGTTGAGGGAATCCGAACATCATTTGGAAGCTTCCTGTTTTTACAGGATCATACAATTCTTCTTTTTTCATCTTAATAATTTTATAGGTTCTTGATAATATCTTACTTGCTTAGGGTCGTTCCCTAATGTTCTTACTTGATAGGTTGCATCATCAATTACTTTCTTGTGAGCGTACACCCACTTATAAAAGGTTCTGATGTTTAAGAATGCTTCGTCTTTACCAAACCTTACGCCTATGTGAAAAGCATCTAAGATTTGATTCCAAGACATATTGCCAAATCTTTTCTCTTGTATTAAGTCTGATGCAAATATCTTACTTAAACTTGCTAGAGTCTGAGCGTCTGATCTGTGTCCTATCTCTACTGAAGTCTTGCCTAATAAGTCTAAAACCTTTTCAGTAAGTGTTTGTAGTTCTTCTTTTTTTAGTGGTATCATAATAATTCTTTTGCTTTTTGCCATTCATTAATTTGTGCGTCTAATTTAGACATTGTTTTAGGATTTTTCTTTTCTCTACTTTCCCAAGTTCTAACACAAGCTTTCCAATTCTTCATTTTGTTTTTACCTATTAACCAATCTTTGCTTTCATAGAAGTCTATAAATGATTCTGCTTCTATATTATTTTTGCGTAAGATACAATAATTTTTAACTTCATCTAAAGTTGGTTTTTTAAAGAAAGCCTTTTTATTACTATCTGTAAGATTAGTATTAGTTATATTTATATTAGTATTATCTGAAAGCTTTTCTTTACTAGGTACATTAACTAAAGTTATTACCCTACACTCTATTTGTTTGCTATGTGGCTTATATTTGTTTACTCGCCTAATATGGTTGTTATCTTCTAAATTCTTTAACCACTTCTGAACTGATACCTTACTAACTTCATACAGTCTGCAAAAGTATTCAGTTGATGCTGTACATTTGCCATTCATATTGCATAAAGCTGTTATCTCTGCATAAAGTAATTTAGCGTTAGGTATTAATGCTTTACTGTATCTGACTTCAGCAGGTATTATTGCGTAGTAGTTAGGTTTCTCTTTCATAGGGTAATCACTTCAATCTCATATTTAAAATTCTGAAGTGCAAGTTTAACATTTTCTAATTGATTATAGAAGTCTC